GCTGCAAGAAATATACTTCGTCGGGGCATCGACGAATTGGCGAGTGCAAATGCTGATGGTGTTGACACCATCAGCGTGCATGTTTAAGTCAAGAATCCCACGAATTTATTCGTGGGAGTATGTCAATTGAATTGCCAAATGATATATCAGAGAATTATTCATGAAATAAATGCCGCGTACTCCAGGTAGGACTCGAACCTACAACCCGCACCTTAGAAGGGTGCCGCTCTAATCCATTGAGCTACTGAAGCATAATAAATGTGCGGATGGTAGGAGTCGAACCTACGACCTCTTGCTTGTAAGGCAAGCGCTACTGAACCAACTGAGCTACACCCGCATAATAGTTGTGCCATATTAGCATCAACTCAAGTGCGTCTGGCTAGACTTGAACTAGCGGCCCCTACATTATCAGTGTAGTGCTCTAACCAAACTGAGCTACAGACGCATATTCTAGATTGAAACTATTTCAATATATGTGTTAAGTCTTACCACAGGGACTTGAACCCCAATCTTGAGTTCCGTAAACTCACGTTCTAATCCATTGAACTATGGGAAGTTGTTTGTTGAGCCACGATGATTCGAACATCGATTCTGTGGACCAAAACCACATGTCTTGCCATTAGACGATGGCTCAATATAAAAAGTCAAGAAAATTTACGAGCTACGGACTAGAGAAACCTCGGCTTTACGAGGATTGCATTACCACGTGGTTTTACCTCCTGTTGCGTTGCATCTTACAGCATCTCACGATAACTGACACTGTTCTTCAGGCTGAGGGAACTCAATCTGGTCCCGTGACTACATCCTTGGAAGAAGTCGACATTTTCCAAAGACTTACCCTGAACTCTACTAAGTGGTCTCTATTCTTGACTTGTGGCGGAAGGTGGATTTGAACCACCGTCTCCGCCTTATGAGAACGGCGCATGAAACCAACTCCACTATGCCGCCATATGAGCGGGTAATCAGAATCGAACTGACATTTCCAGCATGGCAAGCTGGCGCACTAACCGTTGTGCTATACCCGCATTTTATTATTTTTTGATAAATTCAAGTAAATCCTTTTTCCTCCAAGGCAATCCAACTTTCATACACCATTTTTTTATTGTATTACCATTAGTTTGGTACATTGTAGGCGAATGCGGACTCGAACCACAGACTCAACATCGAAAGTGTTGCGTGATAACCACTTCACTATACGCCCAAATAAATTATTTGTACCGTGTGGCAGAATCGAACTGCCATTGCCAGAATGAAAATCTGGATTCCTAACCGTTAGAAGAACACGGCATTCGTCCCTGCTGCGCTATTTTATAACGACCCCAGGGAAAGTCGTAACCTCATTTATAGCGAGGTGCGGCACTTGTACTTGGTGCGGCCACATTATATTCTATATAAGACAGGATACTTTCTTTAGCGTTTTCAAATTAAAAGTTTGATGCTTAAAATTAAGTTGCTGTATGTATCCTTTATTTTTTTATCAGTAGCCAAGGCGGGACTTGAACCCGCACGGGAAATACCCCAAAGGTTTTTGGGACCTTCGCGTCTACCATTCCGCCACTTGGCTATTTAACGGTTCTTCCATCGGACGACTTTACCGCTAACCTAATCCACCGATTTTCGTAAATTTCCAAGTATTTCGGCAACTTCCATACATATCACTACATATGGTTGGAGTCATTGACTTCACTTATAGATTTAGAATCTAAATCCTTGTTTTTCTATCTTGTCTTTCTGAACTTTTGCAACAACTCTTGCAATTTTTTTCTGAAAGGCAATTATTCTATTCAATACTTTCATCTTGGTATAACCGAAATTTCTTATCTCATCAGCGAATTCTTTTGTATCACCAAGTTCGTTGTATATTGAAACCATTTCCCTATAAAGCTTATATCCTTCTGTCTGTTCAAGTGTTTCAAATTTGAAGTACTCAGGGACCGACATCATATAAGCATATATTCCGTTTATGAAACCGTCTTGCTCACTTCTCACACATCCGTACAACAGCCTTCCAACCTTTGATTTGAATTCGTCATTGATGTTCATCATTGTTATTATGATTGGATAAGTCTCACTGTCCGAAAACATGTCACCAATCATTGTCTGTTGGTATATATGTTCCAATTCGTGCTGTATTCCATCCATGAGGTTCTTTGTGTCAATTGAGCCACTTGTCGCAACGACATCAAGAAACATAAAAGCCATCTTATCATTCACCATCACACTTGAAGCATCTTGCCTTACTTTGAATTTATCAGCGATTTCCTTGTTGAAATAATTCTTGTATCTGTAAGATACATTGATTGCCGTTGATTGCAAATAAAATTTAAATCCTCCGTCATATGATGAAAACCACTCGTTTTTCTGGAATTTTGATTTATTGTCCGACAAATCATCAACTAAAAACTTATATAAAAGTCTTGATTTTTCCACTAACATGTCTGAAATTCCAAGCTCTTCCTTTATCAAATCTTTTAATTTGGGTTCGTTTAGTTCAGAAATCATTGTAATTAGGATTTTAATTGTTATTTAATTTGCACTCAAGCAGGATTCGAACCTGTACGGGAATTACCCCAAAGGTTTTTGGGGCCTTCGCGTCTACCATTCCGCCACTTGGCTATTTTATTGCAGGAACCCAAGGACTCGAACCTCAATCTATGGTTTTGGAGACCATCATTCTACCATTGAACTAGGAACCTAAATTGATAGCGTATAATCCTTAGTATACTTAGCTATCGCCATCGGAAGCCTATAGGTATCATTCCGACAAGTTACTACGTGTGGACCACGGTGGGATTTGAACCCACGACCCTCTGCTTGCAAAACAGATGCTCTACCAGGCTGAGCTACGAGCCCATACTCCGTTTTCATTTGGTCCTCCTTGCAAGCTTTTTTGTTTACGTGTGCTCAAGGCTGGTTGATGTATTATGTTGAAATACGGTAAAGAACACTACACCTTTTCACGTGGGACGAGATGGATTCGAACCACCAACGCCAGCCTCTTCAGGGCTGCGCTCTACCATTGGAGCTACCGTCCCATAAAAACCGTCAGTAGCGACCTGACGGGCCATTTGCTACACCTGCCATTATACAGGTATCAACGCTATCGTTGCATGGTAATACGTCCGACTTTCACGGAAAGACCAGCCTAACTAGTATTGCTGCAATCTTGTTCATCAGACCGTGGTTGTTCACACCCGCTGCGGCTTCCAAACCGTTGAGCATCTGAATCGTTGTAGCGGAAGTGGGACTCGAACCCACGAGGCTAATGCAGGAGCTTATGAGACTCCCCTGATGACCATCTTCAGACATTCCGCAGTATATGTAGCGAATCCCAGACTTGAACTGGGGACCTTTACTTTATAAGAGTACTGCTCTAACCAACTGAGCTAATCCGCTATTTTATTATTACAAACATTCCCAACAGTTGTAATTACAGCTCATCTACGTCTAACCGTTGATTTTGATATTATCTCAGGGTTACTGGTTTTACAACGCTACTACTAACCCTTTTTCACTGGGAATGTTGTTAATTTGTTGCCCAAGCAGGATTCGAACCTGCACCCCCACTTGGCGGAGTGCTATCCATTACACCATTGAGCTAACATTCTGATTAGCTACTTCAGAATGAACTATCCGCGAAATAGTTGCAGGTACGACAGGATTTGAACCTGTATGGCTACATTATCACCCTGTGAGGATTTAACCTCCTTCAGTTGTCTACCAGTTCCAACACATACCTGATGTTGCGGGCCATACGGGAGTCGAACCCGTTCCGTAGCGATAGACAGTCGCACATCTTAACCGTTTGACCTATGGCCCAATTTGTCGGGATGATAGGATTCGAACCTATATCACGGTTTCCCCAAAACAATAATTTTAAAGAAAAGTTGCTGTCTGTGTTTTTAAAGAACAAAACACGAAAAAATTAACGCATTTTACCCAATTAAACTACATCCCGTTGAACTAATATGGTATTTATTGTGTGTTGAGATGGATTCGAACCATCATTCTACCATTTTTTCGCTGTACCCAGCTACTTGCGGACTCGAACCGCGAACCACGTGCCCGTGTGCGTCTACCGTTGCGCCATCAACACATATATTAAAAATAATGCTGTGCTTCGGACTTGAACCTGTGCCTCCAGATATTCTGGCGATGCTTCCTATTACACCATCACAGCATTTATCAAAAAATACACTTTACATTTCACTATCACACTTACGGTCTCAATTCCGTCCTGCGCTAACTTCTCTCGCTTGCCAATTGGTATTGGCGAGTGTGTCCTTTCTGTGTATTATAAAGCCAAATTTGTTTGCGGAGGGTGAGAGGCTCGAACTCTCGCGCCACTTTCGTGACCTAACGGTTTAGCAAACCGTCCCCTTCACCAACTTGGGTAACCCTCCGTGAGAAAATCAAGACAATGTGCTACCGTTACACTAAGGAGTCGAACCGTTCTTTTGCCTTGATTACCCTGTCGTTTAGCTAAAAAGACAAAATTTGTGGACCCAGGTGGGATTTGGACCCACGACCCTCTGATTGCAAATCAGACGCTCTACCAACTGAGCTACTGGCCCATATTCCGATATTTTACCCAATCCTCTTGAAAGAACGGAGTCCATACTATATGGTATATCGGCAACCATACAAACAGTTTTATACACTTTGGAAAACTGATAAACTGTCAATAACAAACGGCTTGTTACCAGCCACAAGTCATTTCAAGATGATTTGATAACGGATGTGCTGTCAATGCAGCTTATCACATCTTTATAACCCTAGTATCCGTTAGTTTTGTGGGCAGGGGAGGATTCGAACCTCCGAACTCGTAAGAGGGTGGATTGGCAATGTGGGAAATTACGAATTTCCGAAACTTCAATATTCACATTGCTGTTGGTTTAACATGTTTCCTTCATGTAGTACAGTCCGCTGCCATTAACCACTCGGCCACCTACCCATATTTTTTTATTAGTACACCCACTAAGAATCGAACTTAGATTGACAGTTTAGGAAACTGTAGTTCTATCCGTTGAACTATGGATGCATAAAGAGCCAAATTATTTTTTTTGTACCGCTGGTCGGAGTTGAACCGACAATATGACGCTACCCCTAAAATAGCCGACTTTACCAGTTTGCCCACAGCGGTAGGACATATTTATATGCGGAGGGTGTAGGATTCGAACCTACGGGGCTGTAACACCCAATGCTTTTCAAGAGCACCGCAATAGACCGCTCTGCCAACCCTCCTAAAAAATCGTACAGTGAACAAAGGTCCACCATACGATATAATTTGGCTTTAAAAACAAAAAAATTGTTTTTACCACATATATTTCAATAGCTTCTCTCCAATATGTCAAAGAACTTTATATAATAGTATTTATAAAATCAATGAAATTATTTATCTTATCTTGCATTTTTTGTTTACCTGATAGATTGTTAATAGAATTCCATTCAACTCTATAAATCACATATCCTTCGTTTCTTAAATATTCGTCTCTTTCTAAGTCTTTTTGTCTTATATTTTTTTCTTTATGTTGTTTACCATCTATTTCTAAATCAACAAGTATTCCACCTATTGGAATTACAAAATCCAAAAAATATTTTCCAACATGTTTTTCACTCTCGTATTGTATATCATTATTTTGTAATACTTTTTCCCAAAATTTTTCTGGGTATGATTGTATTTTTTTGTTTCTTACCTTCCATCCACTAAATGTACCATTTTCAATTCTTTTTTTGGCCTTATTACTTAATTTATTTTTGATTTCTTGTGAATTTTGGGCACATTTTCTAGAACAGTAAACTTGTTTTATTTTCCCATAAAAATAAGTATTACAAACAGGGCAAACATGTTGATGTTTTTTTCTGCTTCGGTTTCGATTTACTCCATGAATATTGTCATAATGGTGAATTAACGATTCACTTGTTTTTCTTTTTTGTTCATCCGTTATAACCCTATTTCTGTTATTAAATGATGCAGCACATGAATTGTTGCAAAATTTTTTATTCTTAGCAATTTCTTTACCACAAAATAAACAATATTTTTTATTATTTTCTGTAATAATTTTATTTATGTCAATATTATATTCCTCAAAACATTTTTTTTCTAACTTCTTTTTAATATACCCATTATAATATTTAACACCAAACATCAAACTTGCTGCTTCAGAAAAATGTTTACACCTCTTTAATTCTTCAACCATATTTATCTATTTTATTATAAATAGATAATTTGTCTAAAAAATATTACTTGAACTTTAAAGATGTCGGGGTGACGTGTCCCGCCCACGCGACCTCTAGTTCCCAAAACTAGCGCTCTACTAACTGAGCTACACCCCGTTGTAATCTTTTTTTCTTAGAAAGAACCAATATGTCAAAGAACTAATTTAACGATTTAATATTACAATTTAAATTTCAATTTTCCAAATCTTCTTACATTTTTTTATTTGTCAATTTTAATCCAGGGTGATTTCTGCCCAATTGAATAAGATTTATAGTACAGTAGTTGATTTTCGGTTAAATTTGAATACCAGTCATCAAAATATTTCCTATACTTCTTATGATTATTCCAATCAAAATCTTTTTTAAGATATTCTTTTAGTTTTTGCCCCGTCTTCCATATTAATATAATTTTTAAGTTATTATTGTGCGCTCGGTGGGATTCGAACCCACGACTCCATCCTTAGCAGATGCTCCAAGAATCGAACTTGAATTTTCCTTTCAGCATCTGAAACATTTTGCAGAAATGTCAAACTGTATAAAGGGATGTACTCTACCAGCTGAGTTACGGGCGCAAGTAAAGTGATAGCAGTGTCAAGCATTCTCAACACGTTTTTTAATGTGGTTTCAACTCCACAGTTCTTACAAATGCTTATTGTGACTTTGACTGACATTACCATATTGAAATTCTTGCAAGAATCCTATTCAAGAAATTGCATCTTGTTTCATCCTTTCGGGACAGCATCACCTAACAATGCTTAATAGGGAATTCAATTCCAATTTAGGTATCTCCCGTTCAGTCTCTACACGATTGATGATATATAGTTTCTTTGGCTAAGTCTTTATATCACTTTCGCTCGGTATTGTCCTTACACGTTATTGTTTAGTGTTGTGTTCCTTTCTTATACACATTTCTTGTCTTATCAATAGGAAAAGGCCTTCCACCGAATTTGGGAGATTCTACATAGGGATTTCTCGCCTATGCATGTAGTGTCACTATTAACACCAGCAATCACTTTATATTTTCATTTTTTCAAAGAACTCTCGTTTGTGTTTGTAAGATTACAAATCTTTTTTGAAACTTCCAAACTTTTTTTCGGGTGCCGTGTTGGGTTTGAACCAACGACCTCATGTTCCACAGACATGCGCTCTACCAACTGAGCTAACGGCACCATGTCGTTTTTTTATTTATGCAAACATCATGCCAAACTAAATTTATGACATTTTGTCATGCTTATATGTCAAAATGACAGTTTACATAGATTTAAACATAAAAAAAAACCTCTGATTTGTTCGGAAACTTTTCAGAGGTTGGGAATATGTTGTGGTTAGAAACCTATGTGCTCACCTTATTTCATATTAAAACTCCAATATCCCTCATCCCTCTTTTTTGTTCCTGTTTCGGTTCAAACGCTATTGAATAATTACTACTGGAAACATGTGCAAAATCCAACACATCTCCTTGTGGGAGTGTGTTTATGTATTGCCTGTTAATATTCTTCATATATGATTCCAACATGTTATTTTTCTGTTTTGTTTGTTCTGTTTTTATAAACCGCACATTGTGGTTGCTTTGAGTCCATTGCCCGCCACAACCTCATGGCGATTTTTCTATAATTGACATACCCCCACGAATAAATCCATGAGATTCTTGGTTTAAACATGCACGCTGATGACATTTATGCCAGCAGCATTTGCACTCGCCAATTCGTCGATGCCCCAACGATTTATTTTTTTTTATAAATATACAGAAAAAAAGAAAAAAATCAAATTTTAATTAAAAATTTTTTAATTACTTTAAAATATTGATTTTGAATTAATTAAAGTTTCTTATTATCATAAAGTTTTTAATAACCAATATTTTATGTTGTTATTTTTTGGATTTTTTTACGAAATAACACTATTTATTTGAAAAAAAATATTTAGAAATGGCATGTGGATGTAAAAAGGGTTCTTCAAAAAAACAAGTGACAACCGTAAAGCAGGTTGTAAAGAAAAAGAGTGCAACTGCTGCTCCAGCTCCTAGAAGAAATGTAAACAGACGTGTTGTTTACAGAAGGCCGATTTAATGAAAAAAAAAATGGCGAAGCTTATTTTGCTTCGCCATTATTCTTTTTCTATTGTGATAATTAAATTTTAATTTCTTCAACAAAATAACTATTACCGATATTTGAGTACCTTTTTGATACCATTGATATTATTTCCTTAAAATTAACACCATAATCAATGAGTGCTTGTGCATACTCACTTCCACACCCAACACTATAAGTTGATTCAACTGTAAATACAATTGGTGTTAATTTATTTGAAAATTTAATTATATTTACAATATTCCTATTACACATTAACAATGTAGAACCACATAATTCTTCACATAAATCTTCTTCATCATAAGAACAAAAGTTTTTCAAATAGTCAACAAAGTTATTGGAGCATGTTATTGTTTCTTGAATTGAACTTATGTTTTCAATTTTTTGCTTGTTCAATTCCACAAAAGAATTCCATAATGTGTTTATTGATAAATATCCAACTGAACCAACAATAAGTTTTTTTGTTATCTTTTTTATTTTTTTTATATTATCCGAAATAACGAAATCACCTATCAATGAACGGCCATCAGAAGCTACCGTTATTTTTTTTGCTTGCTTGTTTATCAACAAAATACTCATAATCCGACATTTAATGGCAATTTTATTGCTGGGTATGATTTATATCCAACTATTTTAATATCATATGGTCTAAAATCATCAATTTCTTTTACATTTGGATTCAATTCAAGTTTCGGTAACGCATATTTATGTGGGTTTCTCTTTAATTGTTCATGTAATTGTTCAATATGATTTTCATATATGTGTGCGTCTCCCACATCATAAATAAGTTCATCAACCTCCATATTACAGCATTGTGCAACCATATGTGTTAATATTGCATATGAAACCCAATTAAAACTCGTTCCACAACCTACATCATTACTGCGTATATGAAACATACAGCTCAACTTTCTTGACGGAACATTGTTTTTATCGAGTGATTTTTCATCCCAGCAATCAAAGTTATGTTCGTCTGCCCAGTTCCTTCTTTCTAAAATATCCATTTTTTTTGTATAAAATTGAAATGAATAATGACAAGGAGGAAGAGCCATTTTATCCAATTCTTTAACGTTCCAAGCAGAGACGACCATTCTTCTGTCATCTGGATTTGTTCTTAATATTTCAATAACTTTCTTTATTTGGTCAACGCCGTACCAGTTTCTCCATTGTTCACCATAAACTGGACCAAGGTCGCCAAATTTATAGTGAATATAATAGTTGTTTGGGTAGTATGATATATAACCAGCCAATCTATCCAAGTATAACCAACAGTCTTTTTCTTCAATGACAGCTTTCAAGAACTCTTCCTTTGTGATAGGCCCAAAATAATGAGCATTCAACAATGGTGCGTCATCACATTTTAAGACTTCGTTGTTTTTTTCAACAAGCTCAAGATAATATCTGTATGCGTCATCATCCCATATATGCACATTGTTGTCAACAAGATATTTAATATTCGTATCGCCTTTAAGGAACCAAATAAGTTCATGAATGATACCATTTGTGTAAACTTTTTTTGTTGTTAGCAACGGCAAGCCATTTTTAAGGTTGAAACGTAGTTGTCTCCCAAAAACAGACCTTGTAATTCCAGCACGTGTTTCTTTTGTTTCTCCGTTTTTAATAATGTCTTGCACCAAATTAAAATATTGTTCATCAACATCATTAAAAAATTTTACATGTTTAAATGTATTGACGGTGCATTTATCGCTTAATCTTATACCATCTTCATCCATCTTCCACTTATTCAAGTCCAAAGGCTGGAAAAATGTGTCTGCATCTGGAACTTCAACATCAATAAAATCAATTAAAACTTCATCTACTATATCAGCGTCAATAACAGACTTATATAACTCTGCACCACCAATAACATAAACATCGTAAAATACCGTATTTTCGTGTAACTTTACAATGTCGTCAATACTATGTAAAATTCCAGAAAATCCTTCTGGTGTTTCTGTCATTGAATTTGAAACAATATAATTGTCTCTATTTGGTAGTGGTTTCTCACCAATTGCTTTATACGTGTTTCTACCCATCACAACAATATTGTGTTCAGTTGTTTTTCTGAACCATTTTAAATCTTCTGGAAAATCCCACGCCATGCCACCGTTTTTTCCAATCGGAAACCCTTTTTCTGGGACATAATTACCTACCGCAACAATAATTTTTATCATGTTTTTTTTTATTTTTGTTTATTATTCAACCATATATGCTCCACCTATAATCTTTTTCCCAGATTCAATATCATCTATACATTCGATAGCCCATTGCTTAATTGCTCGTGTGTCTTTTAATTTCAGATAAGGTTTAACCATTTTTCTGACTTTTTCAACATCGGTTGGTTTGATAATGTTAAAAGCTCTCCATTCGTTTTTTTCGTTATCATAAACAGATTTGTATTTTCGCAAACCACTTTTGTCAAATGTGAAAAGATAACCAATTACATTGTCTTTCGCCCTGTCCCCATTCACAAGTGCATGTACATTTGTAAGAAAAGTTTGTAACACGGTGATAACATTTCCAAATTCATCCTTTGTAAATTCTTTTTCTTCCTCAACCATATATTGAATTGTGGAAATCATTGCATTTACATCATGTGTACAGCATCTAAGGATTACATAATATGGATTTGAAGTATCACCAGTACCCCAAACATTATTCACCATGTCTCTGAACATGTTAAGCATTCCTGGAAGATATTTCTCATCAAAATTAACCCAATATGGATTATTTTTCACGAGTTCGTGTTTATCCTTTAATGATTCAATTGTATTCATTGATTTATTTTTTCTTGGTGATAATTTCATCAATAAGCCCGAATTCGCCATATACACCAGGAAGTGCTTCAGCTGGTGTAAGCCAGTGGTCACGGTCAGCATCAGCTCTCAACTCTTCAATCGTCTTCCCACAATTCTCAGAAAGGATTCCGAGCAATAATTCTTTGTCCTTGCGAATTTCATTATAAGCAATTGCAATATCTGATTCCTGGGTTCCAGGAGGAATTCCCATCATAGGCTGGTGAATCATGATTC